TGAAGCCTTCAGCCTTGTTCTTGGCTTCTTTGGCGACATTGGACTGACCACCAGCGTAGAAGTCACCACCGAGCGACTTGTCGGGGCTGTTCTTTGGTTCGAGCTTGAATTTACCCTTCATGTGAGCCTCCTAAAGCCCTGATTAAGCGTTGATGCCTTGAATGTAACGGACAACCAGAGTTCCCGCGCCATTGGTGACGTTGTTGGCACCGGAAAGAACATAAATGCGGTCATCGCCAACACCTGTTGTAATCCAGTTGCCAGTTCGTGTCGCATCCGTTCCCGGTGTCAGCGAAAGTTTGCCAACGGCATTTGCGTTCGTAGCCGCAACGAGTTCCGTTGCAGTTGCCGAAGTGCCAACGCTGATGGTGTAAGTTGTTGTCGCGCTCGACCAAGCTGTCGTAACAAACAAGTCAATCGAGGTGATCAAGCTGTTTGCTGGGACAACAATGTTGGTTGCTAAGGCAGTTGCAGAACCTGTCTGCGTAATTGCCTGAGACTGAGCAAGCTCAACGTAGCCGACATTTTTCAAAGTACCAACGGTTGTACCCGTGGTGTTAATAACAGTACCCGCGCGAAGCGGACCTGTCCAAGTTGAAGTACCCATAAGAGCCTCCTGCACGATATGATCACAGCGTCTGTGCAGCGTCCGCTAGGTCGGTCCCTGTGATCGGAATCCTAGATGAAAGGCGGGGAATTACTCCCCCGCCCTTTAAGCTCTTACGATGGGAACGAGCCGTAGATCGAACGCCAGTTGTAGTAGCCGAAGCTGTAGCGTTCGTAACCCTTCACCAGAAGGTTGTCGGTCACGAAGTCTACCTGCATATCTGATTCAAACTTGACGCGCTCCATGTAGGAGAGGCCGTCGATGTTCGTCAGCAGGAACCAAGCCGAGGTCGAGGTCAAGAAGTCCGAAACCATGTAGGACTCAGGCAGGCCGCCCGAGGTCATCATGATCGCATTGACATCATTGTCGCTTGTACCCGGACGCAGTTCTGTCTTCGTGAGACGGATTGCGACAGGTTCCAGAGCAGTCGGGACGATCAACTTGCGGGCGCGGGCGAAGACCTTGAGGCCAGCCTGATCCTTGAAGTTGGTACGAACCGCGATCATCGCGTTCAGCAGGGTGGACTCGTTGAGTTCAACCGTTGCGTAGTTCGAGATCGTAGCGCCATCGATAGGATGCGAGGCCGAAACCAGCGCGACACCATCACCGCCAACCGCGCCATTGTAGGTCGTGGCCGTGTTGAGGATGTTGGCACCATAGATTTCCTTCGTCTGCTGGAAGGATTCGATGAGGCCGAGGTTCGACGGCATAAACTGTGTCTTGTACAGGTTATCGTCGATTGCCTTGCGCGTAATCGCATAGCCGAGAGCAATTTCAGTGTGCTCTTGGTTATAGATGTAGCGTTCACCAGCAGCGTTGTCGAAAGCGGTCTGGCCGCCTTCGGTCTTGAGCTGTGCGAGGCCGAGGAAGCGCATTTCAGCAGTGCGTTCCAGAGCCATCTTCGACTCATGCTTGGTGAAGATTTTGTCGTACTGAGATGGGATCATCTCGTACTTGCCTTCTACCCCACGGAGACCGGGGAGGAGAAGGTCTTTAATCGCTGAGAGATTAACAGCCATTGGTCCTTACTCCTTAAATGCCGGTCTGGTTCTTCGTGGTCACGTTGTTAAACGCCACGATGACATAGTTGTATGCGCCAGAAGCCGTGCCATTCGAACCCGGAGGATCGGTAACAAGCGAGACGATACGGAATGGGAGGGTAGCGGTGGTCGGGCCAACGCCGGAGAGGTATGCACCAGAGATGCCTGTCGAGGTGTTACCAGAACCGATGGTGTAACCAACAGTACCGTTAACGTCTGTCTGGGCAATGCCAGTGGCATCGGACTGAACGATGAACTTAGCGTTCGGATCGTTGATGATGTAGCCAGTCACCGTGCTGGTGGAGGCAACATCCGAACCGGGCCAATAGTTAGACCAGACGGTACGCTTCTGCGAAACCGAGAGGTACTGACAGCCAACGAAGATACCAGCGATACCAGCGGCGGCAGTCGTGCCATCGCCCTGAGAAACCGTGCCAGTGGCATCGGGCTCAACGGGGTCGCCGTAGAAGATGTTCGTTGCGTTATACAGAATTTGAACCGCAACCTGTTCGTAGGTTGGGGCTGAACCAGTGCCGCTATACTGACGGAATCCGAACGGGGCGTTTGTATTCGCCATGTCGAATCCTCCTTTTTACAGGAAGTTCCGATCATGCCGCGCCGGGGGCACTAGGAACAGGAAAAGTGCAAAAACTTCCACGCCGGGGGAAGTAGGGCATAAAGCCCTTGGAAAGCAATTTAACAGATTAGGATATAAACGTAAAGGGCCACCCGAAGGTGGCCCAATTGTTTTAATCAGTTGCAGTCTTTAAGCTCAAACTGCCCAAGAACATCAAGGCTGCGCGAGTATATTTCAACGTATTCTTTTTCGGTCACAATAATTCGACCGTCTTCCATATAAAAAATCATTGCGGATTCATCTTTAATGCCGGGGAACAGCTTGCGGTCTTCAGCATCAAATTTGTTGCACTTTGATTTAGCCAACAAATACATCATTTCTGCTGCGGTCATTTTGTATCTCCATATCAAATAGCAAATTGGGCAAGGCCGTTTCTGACCTTGCCCAAGTATAATACCGAATCACTGGCATAATGTCAAGAGCTAACTTAACACTTATTTGTCGGCAGGAATTGGGATCGCTTCATATCCCTTTTTGATCTGCGGGCGAACCTGAGCATGGTCACGGGTCAACGTGCCATCAGGTGTACCAGCGATCTGAGCCTCCTTATCGCGGACCTGCTTGCGAGCAAGATAGTCATGGCGGCGACGAGCCTCCTCGACGATCTCGGTCGGGCGTTCCATCAGGATCATGCCCTTGCGCTCGATGGTGGCACCCGCCCAGCCGTTAGGCATGTAGTTGGGGTGACGGCGCACTGGCACTGGTTCCCAGCCAGCCTGCTCAAGCTCGACCATGTGGCTCGGGTCTTCCGCACCAAGCAAAAGACGGCGACACCACTGATAGGTCCAGCCTTCAGGTGCGTCAGGCAGCGGGAACTCATCTGCGCCATCGGTCATGCTGTCGATATGGCCGCGCAACTGAGCTGCACGACGATTAGCACGTTCCAGCGGGCTTTCTTCGCGCATTTCGTCCCTCATATCACCACGGGGGACCGCAACCTGTTCTGTTTCTTCAACAATTCGGGGGTCTTTGCCTCGACGTTTCACTTCGCGTTCCATGATCTATCTCCTTAATGAGCGAGCTTGCCTTCTTTTTTCAAAGCTTGCTGATGGGTCCAGTATTCCTTGTGCGACATGCCGAGAGCCTGAGCCATATCGGCCTCTGCTCGCGTCAGTGTGGCAGAGTTTTTGTTGCTTGATGTACGATTAACGGGCGCGGCAGGCGGGGCAGCCTTTCGTGCCATAGGCTTTGATGCAGATGACATGGCTGATTCCTCTTGCTCGCTTTCAATGCCAAGACGGCGCTCAATAAATGCGAAATACTCCGGTGTATCCGGCGTAACTCCGCGAGCAACCGCACTGTTGTGTGCGTTGAACATGTCTTGGATGTCGTTTTGGTCCCGAAGGTGGGACTTGTTTTCACGCAACCACTGAGCGGACGCTGGGGTGACCGACTCAATGATGTTGTTGAGCACTTCTTTATGAGAAGGCGGTGGTGCTTCTGGCAGAGGGCGCTGTTGAGGAGCCTTCTGCATTTCTGAATAGCCATACTTGAGCTGTTCAAGTTTGGTTTCATTTGCGGTCATAGCTCGTTGAATTTTAGCCGCCCGCTCATACTCGCCAGATGACATTGCTTCCGCGTAGGAAGAGGTCATAAAGTCCATATCGCGTTCGAGATTTTCAATTGCGGTGTGAACAAGCTGCTTATTGGTGTCATCAACCTCATTGTAGGCTTTTGCCACATGAGTTTGAGCATCACGAGCAAGCTTTTCAGCCTCCTTACGGGCTTTCTTTTCCTTTTTAAGCTGCTTTTCTAGTTTAGAAAGAGCCTGTTCAGGAGTTAAGTCACCAGTGGAAGCTTCATCATCATCATCGGTAATTTCAGGCACATCCTGATCATCCTCGACGATAGTCGGCTCTGCAATCTTTGGTTCATCAAGCTGAACCTCAACCTTATCTTCGTTCTCATCCATGATTTATCTCCTTACCAGACTTCATCTGGGTTCTGGACGCGGCCCTTGACCTGTGTGTCACTCAAGATGCGGCACAAAACGCCATGAATAGTGATGCTCCAACCATCCGAAGGACGGAACACAAGCCAATCGTTGAGGTTAAACTCTTCGCCTTGAAACCAACCCTCTTCGTTTGGCTCAAATGCGCTTGGACCTGTCTTAATAAGCAGGCCAACCTTTGACTGGAACTTATCTTCTTCAGTCGTTTTGTCGGTTAAGTAGATGCCGCTCTTGGTCTTTTGCGGTCTGATGTACGTTGCAACCAAGATTTGGTTGTTAAAAAGCTCAACACTTGAGAGATCACCGACCTCTTTGAGCAATTTATTCTTAGGATCAACATCGTGTTCCATGATCATCGGCGGCATTCTTTATCCCCTTTGGTTTTCTGCACCATTAACTAATGACTCAGCCTCGCCGCACAGCTCCTTAGCTCTGCGAAGACCCTGAATCATTCCGACATTGTGTTTGTAGGCTGGGTAATCAAGGGCATTATGCCCGTTAATCAGGCTCTCAGAGAGCCTTTCGACCTCTTGGTCGATAATTTTCAGCAACTCGTGCTGAAAGAACGCTTGGTACGTCAACATAACCGCCCCCTTTGCGGTTCCCCTTTATGAGAGGGGACGGGTGGAAAAAGGGGGATTCCACCCGTCCCATGATACGCGAGGCCCTAAGGCGAAGCTCGCGGATCAACCCTTGCGCGCTGCGATCTCTGTCTTTTCCAGACGACCGAGGCCGGATGCTGCACCAGCATCCATGTCTTTGTAAGAACGATAAACCTTGCCGCCCTTCTTAAAGGTCGGAGCGCCTTTGTGCTTCTTGGCAATGTCTGTCTTCTGAAGACGACCTTCACCACCAGCAGAGCCAGCTTCCATGTCCTTATAGGATGAAGCCACCTTGCTGATGCGGCCACCAGCTTTCCGACCAAGATTCATTTTGTTCGCGATGTCACGAACAGACCAATCCATGAATTTCTTCACTTCTTCTTCTGTTGGCTGTCGATCTTGGGGCATTCTTGGCGGCTGCTCCTCTTCTGGATAGGCAAAGTTGCCCGGATAATCCTGATTGGAAGAGCTAGAACCGCCAATGTACTTCTTGATACGACCACCAGACTTGCGGGCCATCGGAGGACCGCCAGCGGGGCCACCAGCAGGAATAGGCATCGGCATAGGCACAGGCATCGGCATAGGAGCAGCGCCCTGCGGAGGGCCACCCTGTGGGCCAAGCGGGATTGGAATGCCGCCCGGAGGCTTAGGCATAGCGCCCGGAGGAAGCAGGCCAGCATCAGCGCCCGGTGTCTTGCCAGCGGCAATCACGATGTTGATGTTGGTCTTGCCTTTACCGCGAGTTTTGCCGCCTGTAGCACGAGCTGTGCGACCGCCGGGAACAACGCCGGGAATCTTGCCGGGATAGCTAGGGCCTGAGAAAACCTGACCACCTGTAGCGCGACCTGTGCGAGCAGACGGCTTCACCATCTTCTTGATGAGGGCCTTATCGGCAGCAACGTCTTCATGGACCTTGCCGCCCTTCTTGAGGCCGACCGAGTTGGCGAACTTACCGCCCTTAACGGGGGAGAACTGCATCGTAGCTGATGGGACACTAGCTGTGTTGGCTGCATCCTGCATCATCTTGGCTGCACCAACCTGTGGGCCGCCAGCGGCCTTCTTTGTGCGGCCACCTTTTTTATAGGTCGGCGGCTTCATCGTGCCGTACCTACGCATACGTTCTGCCTGAGCGGGAGTGACATCAGGCATTTTTTCGTAGGGGCGGGTATCTACCTGCGCGGGAGGTGTAGGTGTCGTATCTTCTTCAAGATACTTGCCAATTTCATCAACCTTGCCGCCTTCGTCACGGCCCTTGCGCTTAGCAGCGCCGCCCTTCTTCATGCCGCCGATGTGCTTGATGCCATCGCGCAGTTCGTTGGCTTCCTTGACGTTGCGATTGATCAAGCTGTCAGCCGTGATGGCTTTGCCGCCGGATTTGCGAGGCTTGCGGT